CTGCAGCTCTAAATAAAATATCTTCTACCGGTAATGAAGCTGCAACTGCACCAAAATAACCAAGGTTGGCCATATCGTCGTGTTTTCTTATAAAAGCATTAGCCTCATCTACAGTCATATTGTACTTTGCTGCCATCTTTTCATCAACCACATAGTCTCGACGCAGCCTACCAATGTTTTCCATAGTAAAAGTTTCGCCTGGAAGGATAGCTGCTAGTAAAGCAGCGTCAGCACCAGCATTAATTATACCGCGACCAGCTCTAGCCAAACCACTTTCACCAGATAACTTTTTTGCTAACGCTGGATTAGCTCGCATATTTTTTTGTTTTATAAAATTGTTATAGGTTGGTTCATGGTTAAGATAATACTCACGATCTTTACCAGTAGCTCTATTTATGCCGTCTTCATTAACAACAATTTTGTCTATATATTCTTCGTATGTTTTAGGAAAATTATCGTATCTGTATTCAGGATCAGTCATGCCTTTGTACACGTCAACATAAGGCCTAAACATTGTTTGAAGTATGCCTTCTTTTTTTGGCGTGTCAGCCATGGTTAGGCTCCTTGCGCAGGTAATTGTAAATCTGAATTGTATTTCTGGTTAAATTTAATCATGTCTTCTTGCGTTGCAATGTTAGCAAAATCTAATAAAGCCACTTCACTAGTCGCCAATAGTTTTACTACCGAATCAGACACTTCTTTAGGTAGTCTAGCACGTAACTCTTGAAAAGTTATACCGGTTTGTTGTGCTCGCATAATAGGTGGAGAACCTGGATCTGGATCTGGACCACTGCCTGGCTCGTATGGACCACTACCATTAGCATAACCAACACGACCACCCTCTGCCTTATATTCTGGTTTAATAGGAGCTGGGAAATTTCTATCCATGTATTCGTCAAATAACATTTCAGCAATTTCAGCTTCTGTTTTACCTTCAAATCTTTTATCTTTTGTTTCTGCATTAAAAATTTGATTAGCTGCATCGGTAAATCTTGCAAATTCATCTGACCCACTATACTCTCTATACATATCAGCTCTTACTTCTTGTTCTTCAGGGAACGTTGAATCAAAACGTTGAGCCGCTTCTTTATAAGCTTGCTCATCTTCATTACTAATTGCGTCTAACATATCTTGTTTTGCTGAAGCTCTTTCATTTAACAAACGAGAATAGTCTGTTTCATATTTACCAGAATCAATTTCTCTTAAAAATTTCATTTCTTCAAATGCTCTAGTTTTACCAGATTCGTCTGCTTGAAAAGATCTATCTGTTTGTCGACCTAATGCACCTAGTTTAGCAGCTCTTTGTTCAGATAATTGTTTTTGATATACCGCTTCACGCGCATCAGCAGATGTTGCTAAACCTTCACCAAGTTCTCCTAAAGCTGGACCAGCTGCTGCTAGTGCACCTTTAAGACCCGGGCCACGGCCCTCAGCGCCAAGAATCTTGCCGCCTGCTGCTGCTATTCTTAACCAATCTGAAGTGCTTAAACCACTTGGTTTTTGTGCCATAAATTCTTTATTTATTAAATCTAATTCTTTTTGAGCATCAGCATTATAAGTAGGTGTAGATTGTGTAGGTGTAGGTGTAGATGTACCTAATGTTCCAGCAAGTATATCATCTTCTTCTTGAGACCCCACAAAACCTGCAGGTATAGTTCCGGTATTAAAATTTTTTCTTGGTTGTGCAAAGCCAGAGATGATACCACTATTGGTGTTTGGCGAACCACCCATTCTAAACATCGGTCTATTTAATGGTTTACTCATTATCCAAATCCTTTCATTGCCGCACCAGCAAGACCAGCGATACCAGTACCAGTACCTAAGATAGTTTGTAAGGTACTAGGTGGCGTTGCTTGTGAAGTGCTGTACTGTGTTGATGCACCGATACCACCCATTAGTGGTGCAAATTGTTGTCCAGCAAAACCTATACGTTGTTGCTCTTCGTAAGCTGCTTCACGGTTAGCTGCAGCTTGTGCATCTAGTTGTGATTGTCTTAATGCTTGTTGAGTATTACCAAGTTGCATTACATTAGTTGATTGTTGGTTTGCTAGCTGTGGTGCTAGTGTTGCTAGCCCTTGTTGATTTTGCATACCTGCTTGTGCTGCGGCTTGTGCTTGCGCAAAATTTTGTGCTCTTAAATCTGCTTCTAGTTGTGTTGCGCCTAAAGTTGTTTGTGCATCGTATACTCCACGTTGTACACCTTCTCGACCACCACCAAAAGCGCCAGCTTGTATTGCCGCGTCTGCAATTGATTGTCTGCCTTGTGCTCTTTGATTTTGATAAGAAGCAGTGGTAGCGTCAATTACTTGCTGTTGGTATGGCGTCATAAACGGATCCATAGCCGCCGTTACGCCAGCGCTAGTTACTTGTCCATCAGGTCCTATCGCACCCGCTAATCTTTGTGATTCATCTAAAAAAGGTTGAAAGGCTCCTATACCTGTACCTGTGTCATCAACACCTGATACTAATCCAGTAGTTGGGTCATAAGATATTGTACCAAGCCCAGCTTGCGTTGCTTGTGCTTGCATGCTAGCTTTTTGTAAAGCTGATAACCCTGCAACAGATGGTGCAAATTGACTAGTGTCAACTGCTTGACCTAAAACACCTGGTGCTGCTGTAGTTCCAAATAATTTATTTGTATATACTTTACCGGCCTGTTCGATAAATTCGGCGGGGCGGGTTCTGGTAATTTCTTCAGCCACTAAACTATTGCCTCCATTTGTTCTTGTACATCATATAAAGCTCGAGCCCCAGCTCTTGGGTCTGGTTTACCGGTTAACATTTTACCTATACCAGCAACCGCTCTATCATTCAATACAAACTCGTCTTTACCAACCATGGCTGGTACATCATCCGCTCTTGGTTTAGTACCAAGTTCTATAAAACCACCTTGACGTAAATCCATTTGCATGCCTGGTGGCACGTTTGGTGCAATCGGATCCCCTTGTGGTGTTTGTCTACCGCTACCATAATTAAAATTAGGTCGGTCCATCATGCCAGCATTCATCATACCACCCATAGCTCTACCTGGACGCACGTATCTATTTAAATTGTTGTAATAATCCCTAAAGGCTTTTTCTTTTTCTGCAGCTTCTCCTCGTTGCATTTCTTTTATTTCATCACGTTTTTGTTGTTCGCTTTTTCTAATGTCATCTCTTTCACGTTCAAAATATAAATTCATAATTTCTTTTTCTAAAACTCTTTCCATCAAACTTGGCATACCCATGTTTTCTGAGTCCCTGCTTCTGTCTGCAGTTCGCTTACGCATATCAATTATTTCGTTTAGTTTATTTTCTAGTTTTTCTATTTTTTCGCTTTTATATCTATTTTCATTTATGTAACTACCAACTTGTGCTTCTGGGTATTTGTCATAAAAAGCTTGCATATTTAAACTTATATCACTTATAGAATCTAGTTCGCCAGGTTTTCCAGGAGGCATAGAAGTGCCATTAGCAAAACCTACACGGCCACCTTGATTAAATTGAGGCATATAATCTCCACTAGAAATAAATTGCATTAACGCAGGGTTTTGTAATAAAGCCATTACACCACTAGACATATTAGCAGCATAATCTATTGGTTCTGATACCGTTGGTTCTGGTGCTGTTGGTACAAAAGGTCCAGGTTCAAAAGTTCTTACGTCAGGTATTCCAATCTGGTAATCTGGATTTGGTATTTGTTCTCCTGGAGTTGCAAACATTGGCGGTCTAAGTGGGTCACGTTCTGGAGGAGGAACAAAAGGAGCTCCTGCTCCTAAACCTTTTGTTATTTGTTCTATTTTTCTAGGGTCATCTTTTGGTAAATTTTGAATATATTGCACGTAAGCTTCAGTTTGACCTTTGCCTTGAGGACGCATAATAGCTGGATTAAAATAATTTGGATTATTTGGATCATTCATTGGACCCTTTCTTTCAACACCAGCGTATTCAGAACCACCACCGCCACCACCACCTTCTTCAAAACCTACACGGCCACCATTAGCTAAACTAGGATTGTTTAAGTCACTATTATAATAGTCCATAAATGAATTAAAATCTTCTTCACTAGCATCTGGGTTAGAACCAAAATAATAATTACGTGCATAACCTAAAGACTCTTCATAGCTTAGACCTTGTAGCCTAGCGTTTTCTGCAGCACGGGCTGCCATTTCTTTGTTATATCTTTCTACTTCGTTATAACCAAGTTTTGGCGATGCTTGTGTAGATATACTGCTTGCTCCTGCAATTGAAAAAGGATTAGTGCCTGCTCTTGCAAAAGCCTTTGATCCTTCTAATGCTTTTTCTAGTGGACGAAGTTCATCAAAAGCTGCTGTGTAAGCGTCTCCTGTTAATAATTTACTAGAAGGTGCTGTGCGGCTTGCTACATTTGAGGACATTCTTCCTTTTCTAGCTACATCTTCTGTTGCCATTAATTTTGAATTAGGAGTTGCTCCTCTAGCTGCACCAAAAATACCTGATACTAAAGCTGATTCTAATCGAGTTCGATCACTAGTTAATTCTTGAGTTGCAGCATCAGCAAGAAACGCGCCTATACCACCACCTAACGCGCCACCACCAAACATACCAGCCAACATCGGGCCACCATAAATAGAAGCAATAGCCGGTAAGAATGGTGCTACCTCTTTAGGTATTGCCTTCCTAATTTTATTTTTAATTTTACTAAAAATTCCCATGGATAACCTTATACAATATAATATTAAGCAAGGTGCCTAGGCTTGTGTGAAGACAATTATTGAATTTACCTTGTTTTAGCATAAATTACAAGTCCGATTCTACACCTATTGCTGGCATTTTTGCTATCTTAACATAGACACTACGAGACAAATGTTCTTGTTTAGTGTCCGTATCAGGGTTGTCAACGTCAGCTTGGCCCTGTTCATCTGATTCATATTCTTGTCCAGTTACAGTATTCTTCAATAATACCTCAGCATCTACTTTAATGTTAGCTACTTTTTTACCGTTTTCATACAAATAACCTACTGATCCTGGTTCTTTAAATGTTGCCATAAGACCTCCTTAGTCCCTGCTTATTTCTAAAAATGACATAACAACATGTAATCTATTTGCTGTTGCTGCCGTTACTTTTATAATCTCACTTTCGTCTATAATCAATGGTTGCTTTAACAGTTCTTCAGTAGCCAAAGCATCTACTGCATATAGTTTAAATAAACTAAAAACATTACTACCATTAGTTACAGTTACGGTAATAGTATCTTGATTAGATGAATCGTTAGACACTAAAATAGATTTAATAATTGTGACTGTTTCAGCCGGAGCTGTATATAGTGTTGTAGCATTTGTTGTAGTTAAATCTACTTTTACATTTTTATATCTATTAGCCATTTAATTTGTAAACCAGGTTAATTGTTCTTGTTCTTCTTTTAACGATTGTTGAAATGTAGAATTTAATTGATCTACTATACCAGTTACTGCTCGGTTAATTTGTCTTTGTGTACTAATTTCATATTCTTCTTTTGGTTCTGGTACTCTAATTATAATTTTTGACATTACCTAGCTCCATCTGGTTTTACATCTAATAAAAAAGTACCATAACGCCAACTTTGTGAAACTTCTGTGTTTTCAATTTTAAAGTTTACATAACGACCACGGGCCCTAGTATCTATTTTATCAGTGCTAGCACTAATGGTAAAGGGACTAAAAGTAGAATTTGTATCTGATTCTGACGGATATCTTTTTAAAGCTAAAGTTACGTCAGCTGTGCCTACTAATGTTTTGAAGTCAGGAATAAAACGACTAACTGATAAAAAGAAATCACCCTCACCTCCCTGTCCTTGCATATCAAAATCATATGATTGTATGTAAGATAATATTGTTGTTACAGAACCATCTTCGTTAGTTTGATCCGTACCAATTTCATGTTCAAAATATTTAGTTTGACCTAAACCAGACTCACCTAATATAACAGGAAAAGTTCCTGTTCCTGTAGTATCAAATTTTGTTGCGTATGGTTTATTATATACATTAGCATCTATCCAAGAAGTTCTTGGTTCAGTAGAAAGCGCCCAAATACCACCTGGCACTTGTGCTGATTCTGCATAATTATATGTTACTGCTTTATTGTTAAAATCATTATCAGCAGGATACCACCAAGTTATTTCAGAAAATAAATTATTTAATCCAGCTGTTATTTGTTGACCTTTGGTTGTGTCTATATTGTCGTATACTTCATCTTCAACAGAACAGGGTAATGTTTTAACAGTACCATCATAAAGTAAAAACCCTTTAGCGCTCATCCAGTATGCAATACCATCTACTTCAATTGCAGCGGTGCTACCAACTAAACCACAGTTTGTACCAACTTGTTCAATACCAAATATAAATGGTGCACCAACAAATTTCATAGAATACAATGCATTGTCAGTCCAAATTAAAATAGCTTCTTTAGTTTTTAAAGCACCCATAATTTTAGTACCATCTTGTATTCTTAAAGTACCTGCCGTGTTAGTAGAGGTTGGTGTAAAAGTATTAATATCTTCTTGTCCAGAAAAACGTATAAACATGTCGTCTTGTGTGCTAGCTGTGCCTATGGTTGTTTCCGTGCCAAGGTGTATTAAGTGTCTAGTTGTTGGTGAAATAAGCGTGAGGCGCGATGCAGTGGGATTGTTACTAGTTTCAAAACCCGATGTTGCTAAAGACGATCTAACTGTTAAAGGGCTAGTGGCTCCAGGATTCCAGGTAAAAGTTTTACCGTTATTTGCTGTAGCTACCAACACTTGACCAAAATTATCTAGTGACCATTTACCCGGTTCTAACTCTACTTGGTCTGCAGCAATAGCGTTACCCCATGTTGTAAAATCACTAGCATTAATAGCTGCCGTAGCGTCATTATGTGCTGATCTTGTAGAACCTAAAGCGCCACGAGTTATACCTGTAAGTGTATTACTAGATTTACCTGTATAGGTTATAAGTTCTGTGTTGCCGACTAAAACAGTACCTGATGTTGGAAAGCCAGTAGCACTTGTCAGTACAAGACTTGTTCCTGATCCACCTGTACCGCTAGTGTTGTCAGACAAAGCACCATCTAAATCTGTAGTGGCTGCAGAAGATATAGTGCCGCCCCATGTGCTTACACCCCAACCATAACCATAAGTTTGTATTTGTGGTCCAACTTTGTAATAAAATTCAACAGTGGTTGACCCACCTGTAGATACGGTAGCACCAGCATTAGCAGAAGATGTTATAGTAAATGTTGTTGTGCTAGGCACAGTGTTAATCATAAATTTTTTGTCTTCAAAATTAGACGCACTTAAACTAGTACCACTAGGCAAAGTAACACTATCTAATAATACTATATCACCAACTTCAGCACCATGTGCTGAGCCTGTAGTAATTGTTATTACTGCACTTGCATTTGCCGTAGCTATAGTTGCGCTGGTTTGTTGTCTAGTGCTGTCAAAAGGAGATATGTCATATATTTGACCTTCAAAATATAATAATAAAAATTTATCAGTGCCAAGAGCAATATATTTATTACCATCAGTATCAACAAAAGCATGTTGGTTTCTAACTACGCCAACTATACTATCATTGATTAATGATGCCCAACCACCAACTTTTTCTGGTAGGCCATAACGAAACCTAATATTATTACTATCTATCCAACGGTTTTCTGCACCCTTGGTAGTGTTCTGTTTATCTATTCCTGGTAAAATTTTAAAATCAAGGAGTGCCATATATAACCCTTAATCTACTTTAGTTTTATATACCCAACCCTTAGTAGAATTTGCATACACTAAAGTAAATGATTCACCATTTTCATTAACTACTAAATCAGAAGCTGAGCCATTAATATTAGAACTATTACGACCAATTGTTAAATTGTTAGAGTTAAAACTCATTTTAGAATCTACAAAATGTACTTCATTTCCAATTGCTGGACTAGAAGGTAAAGTTATGGTAACGGCTGCGCTAGCAGTGTCTACTAATATTTGATCACCATTAACAGCAGTGTAAGCAGAGGTTGTGGTTTTATAACCTTTTTCAACTAACGCACTAACAATGTTAGTGCCGTCAGAAAATAATACAGAAGTAGAACCAACAGGTAAAGTAACTCCGGTGCCAGAAGCAGTTTTAAATGTTAATGTATAATGACTAGAAGATCTGTCAGTAGCATCAATTACTATGTAAGCTTTTTCTATTGAATCTGGAACTGTTACATTTCTATTAGCGGCTAAAGTACCAGTGAGTTTAATTACGAAATTACGACCATTAGAAGAAGCTCCATCTGCTATAGTTGTAGTTATATCAGCATTAGTAACTGCTATAGAAATATAACCACCTACTGCTTCTTGTATTAAATCTAAATTAGTATTAGTGACTGTGCCCCATAAACCAGCCTTCTCGCCAGTGGTCATTTTTTCTAATTTTAATGATGTTGAATAAGATGATGCCATAATTATTTATACCCTATGCTGCGACTTCTGTCCATGTGTTAGTTGCTACTGAAGTATCAATGTCATTCCAAGTAATAACCCCAGCGCTTGTTGTTGTTATAGTTAAACCACTACCAGTAGGCACTACATTAGCTTTTGCTATGATTGTAACTGATCCTGAGCCAACTGTGCCCATTAAACTACCAGTTACTGCAACATCAGCATTTGCTTTAGCAACTGCGGTACCAGAAGATATTGTTACGCCACTGCCTGTTAATGCAAAATTAGCGTCTGCAGTTATTATTGTATCACCAATAGAGGCCGTTACGCCACTACCGGTTACAGTGACTACTGCTCCAGCAGTTATTGTTGCACTACCACTTGCTGCAGTAAAACCACTACCAGTTACTTGATGTTCAGCAACACCTGCTATAACTACGTTACCAATAGAAGTAGTTAAACCATTACCAGTAATAGCTACAAATGTTTCGTCGTTACCTAACGCTCCAAAACCGGATACTGCGAAAGGTTTAACTCCAAACATTAGCTACTCGCGTCGTCTCTAGCTTTTCTGTTTTTATAATCAGAACGAGCTGTGACTAAGGTTACAAAGTCTGCTTGATTAGATGGGATTGGATCGGTAAATGAATCATCATTCATTAATTTTGTTGTCCACTCGGTTTGAAATCGTTTCCAAGTATTATTTACTTTGCCATCTATTGCTGCTTGCAGCCAAGCATCAATACCAGCATTATCAGTGTCGTTGTATAAATCATTAGACAGAATTTTTTGTTGTAAATCTGTTAATGTTATTGTTTTTGCATGATCTGCCATTTTATTTTATCTCCTTTAAGATTGATTGTTTCGTCATTATTAAGCTACTAAATATCCACTAAAATATGTTTCAGGGTTACTGGTGTTTGCAACAATATCTACTGTATTTGTTCCATGAGCAGAGCTTCTAAAATATAAAGTTGCTGTGTCATTAGCATCCATATCTACTAAAATTGCACCACCTAAAGAATATCCACCAGCTTGAGCAAGTAATCGAGGATCAATATGACTTATAAAACAAGTTCTATTAGAAGTACCTACATAACAATATACCCATTGGTAATCTATTGCTAAATCTGAAACTGTTATATTGACTTGAAACGAATATTTACCAGTAACAGGTGCTGTAAAAGTATAATTACCTGTATTATAATCTGCATTTTGGTCAAATATTTCGTTGTCAGCTTGAATTTGAACGTGACCATCTGCTATATTAGATTGTGTAGTTGATACAGTTGCAAGAAAAGCTGGTTGTAGTGGCATGGTTACTGCACCAATTGAATTTATAATTAAAGTAGAAGTAAAAGAATCATTGGATGCGTCCGCATCAGCACTGCCAACAGCAATTTCAATAGAGTTTGCAACATTTTCTTGTGCTGCTATTTGCCAATTGTAATTTGATGAATTTGTTGTTTCGAAAGTTATTTCAGGAGAAGAGTCCTCTAAAAATAAATTTCCTTTTACGTGTAATGCATCATCTGGACTTGAAGTGTTGATGCCAATTTTATTATTACCTGCATCGACAAATAACATATGTGTGTTTGAATCAGATTCAACTCTAAAGTCTGATGCAGCAGCTCCATCCTCATTGACTACAAATGGGTAAGCTAGTTTATCTGATGTTACTGACCCGTCAGTCGGTGTCACCGTTCCACCATTATCTGAACCTAGTAGTACGGCAAAGAAACTTGTGTTGGCAGCGGGTGCCGTTGTGAATGTCAATACGCTACCTGATACGGTAAAGTCTGTGCCTGGCTTTTGTATAACACCACCAAGAGATAGGATGATCTGATTAACGTCACCAACAGTTACGTTAGCTGAGTTAACCTGCATTGTGTGCGTGGTATCAGAACCGTCGAAACCTGATGAGATATCATCAAGCTGTCTGTACGCGCCACCTAAATTTTGTCTGCCTATGTATGCCATTAATCTGCGTCCTCCGCTGTATTACCCGCTTCTACCCATGCGAGATAGTTTATATAATCTGTGTTATCTGTGCTAAGTGGAATGTTCCAAGTTTTACCATCATCTAATGTCAAAAGTATATTAACTAAATTACCATTTTCATCATTTACTTTTTTATACTGCATTTATAGCTCCGCTGACAGATCTAAATAGCCATTTGAACTACCATCAGTGGTAGCAAAGTAAGGTCTAAATGCTTCTACACTACCGCCTGACAAAGCAAGCACCACATAAATAGTTCTAAAGTTAGCTGATAAATCTGTTCTAATAGTTATACCAGTTACCGCCAAGACATTAATAGTATCTTGAATAGCTAAATTTGCATGAGAGGCAGAGGGAGCCGCTCTAAATTCTACTGGGCTTGTTGTAACTAGTGCTGCTGAAGTTGAATTACTACCTATTGCGTGAGCAAAAACTTCACTAGTGCCACCAGCAAATCTATAAAAGTATCGTTGACATCTTTGCAACTGAACATCAAAAGGTAAGTGTTCAAAGTCTGTGGCTTGGTCTCCAACTTCTAATTGTACACCAGTAATTCTAAGTGTGTTATCTGTTGAGCTTAAAAAATTATCTATTGACCCATCATAAAAGTGTTGTGCATCTGAACCTGAATCTTGCCATGTGTCGGCTGTGCCGTCATAATTAGTTCCTGCTACTAAAATAAATGTAAGTTCAAGACCTTCTCCATTATCATTTGCAATAGCACCGCCTGAAGCTGTTATGAGTGAGGTGCTACCAGCAGTAGGAGTAATAACGTAGGTAAATTTTTGCCAAGAATCAGTAACCGATATATCTTTAAACCAATAATACGTGGTTGAATCTCTTTTCCAAAGGTTTAAACTGTATGTTTTACTTGCATTGGCTTTAGCATAAAAAGATACTGTTACATTTTTAGCTGCTGATGTTCCATAGTTTAAAGATTGACAATTTTGAGCTTCAATAGTTTGCCTAAAACCCACAATAGAATTAGTTGCAATACTTGTATCTGCAGTTGTGCACTTTAGTAAATTACAATAATACATGCCTGTTGTTGCTTGGTCTGCTACAGATAGAGCTTCTCTTTCACTTGTCATAGCACCATCTGTTCCGTAAAAAACATTATGCCATCTATCCAGAGTATTATAGCCTCCGTCTGTCACTGTGGTTGCACCAGTTGCTCGTTGCCATATGTTCATATCCCCATTAATAATTAAATTTCTAAAGTTTGCGTTGTTCTCTACAAATGGTGCTGCTACTTTTGTTTGTGTCATACTATGCGTCCTCCAATGTTTTTACTTTTGTCTCAAGTGTTTCTATTTTTGCCATGGCTTCTTGTAATGCTTTAATGGCTTTCATATACAGAACAGAGTATTTAACAGATTTGTATTCTTTAATGTCATCAACATTTTTATTACCATTTACAACTTCTAGATCACCTGCCTCATATTTAGTTTCATTTTTTACAAGTTTGTCCATTCCAGCAGCTTCTAGCTCTTGTGCAATTACCCCAATTTGTACCCAAGCTTTATCACCATACTTTGTAATATCATCATTCTTTTTATAGTTTCTAACTTTAAGAGCTTTAATGTCATCCCATTGAGAATTAGCATCTACTATGTTTGATTTAATTCTTGAATCAGAAATTGATCCATAAGAGTTATCATGGTTTACAACATCTCCGTCTGCATAAACTAAATATCTGTTTCCAAAAGTATCATTACCACCAGCAAAAAATCTTGAAGTATTATTATCTGGATCTTGTGCTGTAAACTGTGCATGAATACCATATATATTACCAGAAGCTGCTGTATGTTCGGCATATATCATTTGATAGTTTGCTACTGTTTCTCTTGGACTGAGAGCCCCTGATGCAGGGTTACTGTTGTTTATTCCAACTCTACTATCCCCAGAAGACGCTAAAACAAACAATGCGTGAGTATTAGTATCTGACTCTACTCGGAAGTCATGGTCTTGTCCGCCATCATTGAATACAGTTTCCGAATCATCTAAAGTCACTGTCTCAGCCAATGAACCAGCTTTTTGAACAAAGAAAGATAGATTACCTCTATTACTTGACCCTGAGCCAGGATCATGTGCAACACCTCTTATCTCTGCATAAGTTTCTTTTGTGCCACCATCTTTTTCATCACCTGTAAATCGAATAACACCAACGTCTGTATTATCTCCAATACCACCTGTTGTTTCATCATTTAAGTATAACTCAATAACTGCTGCATCATCTGTGTCAGCGTTTTGAAAGTTTTCTAAAAGAAGATGTGGTGCATTGTCAGATGTTGAGAAAATGTGTAGATTGGTGCTCGGACTTGTAGTCCCAATACCAACCTTACCATTTATTATATGCATAGTGTCTGTCCCACCTGCTTTAAAATCTATCTGGTCATCGGTGTCCGCGCTTATTGTTGTATCGGCATCTGCATCGAGAATAAGTTTATCTGATCCACCATTAAGATCTATCGTAGCTCCCGCTGTTACTGCTGATGCAGTTGTTATTGGAAGCACCCCACCTGTGTGGATAGCATAGATAATATCACCTGATGCTACGGCTGTGCCAACTATGGTTAGTGTGGTGCCTGATACCGTAAAGTTTGTTGTTGGTTTTTGTATAACGTTGTTGATGACAACAATTAATGTATCTTCGGAGAACGGAGCCTTTGATAAGGTAAACGTCGTAGCGCTACCATCACCGGTAAAACTGTCGGTAGTAAAACCTTGAAAAGT